GCCTACCCTACAAAAGCTTTTAGATTACTTTATAAACACAGTTATCCCTAAGTTTATTGAGTTCAAAGATGCAGCATTAAAGCCCGTTACTGATGCAATTGCTAGAAATAAAGATTCTCTAACTATCCTCTATAACTTTATTAAAGACTTTGTAGTTCCCGTATTGATTAACAATCTTGGCGCAGCGCTTAGCTTCATTGGCAAGGTTGCTGGTGGCGTTCTTGATGTAATTGGCTTTGTAGTTAATGGAATAAAGAGCGCGGTAAATTTTGCCATTGATGCAATAAATGTCCTTATTCGGGCTTACAATGCCGTCCCACTTCTGCCTAATGTCGCTACTATTTCCAAGCCTTCATTTTCAGCGCCTAGCACTCCGAGCAGTTCAAGCCTTCCAAAGATTGCAACTGCGCCAAGTCCTAGCATCGCAACAGCTCCTAAGCCATCCACCATCCCAAGCGTTCCATCAGGATCAGCAGTTAGCACTCCTTCAACGCTAGTTCCTAGTGGTAATGCCATCCCTTCTAATTTTAATGTTGCTGGAACAGTTGCAGCGAATAACGCTGGCGTCACTATCAATGTCAATGCCCCAAGCGCTATTGATGAAGAAGGATTTACTAGAGCAGTTGTATTAGCACTTAACAATAGCAACGCTCGTAACGGCGGTGGCGGCACAAAACTTGGCGGTGTAGTAGCGCTATGACCCTTTGGAATCCAGTTTATAGAGTTAAGGTTGATGGAGTTACAGTCACCAGCGCAACCCTTAGCGGCTTAACTATCACCTCTGGTCGCACCGATATTTATGCACAGCCAATTGCTGGTTACTGCAATCTAAGTCTTATAGAGACAGCTGAAGCTGCAGTTCCCTATGAAGTAAATGACGCAGTAACAATAGAAGTCCAAGATTCTACTGGCGCTTATGTCAATCTCTTTGGCGGCTTTATTACTGATTTAGGCATTACAGTCCAGACTTCAGGATCAACAGCTACGAGCCAGCAAATTAGGATCGTTGCAGTAGGAGCTCTAGCGCGACTTGCTAGGGCAGTTTATACTGGCAACTTTGGTCATCAATTTGATGGAGACCGCATTGAGGAATTACTTAGCGGCGTATTATTTGACCAATGGAATGAAGTGCCAGCTGCCGAGACTTGGAATGGTTATGACGCAACTACACAATGGCAGGATGCAGAAAATAGCGGACTAGGTGAGATAGATACTCCTGGCGATTATGAGTTGCATTCTGAGACTGGCCTAAACGACACAGTTTATAATTTAGCTTCTAGGTATGCCACTAGCGGTTTAGGTTATTTATATGAGGATGCGCAAGGCCGAATAGGTTATGCTGATTCGACACACCGCGCCCAATACCTAGCAACTAATGGCTATGTTGATCTGGATGGCAATCACGCCATCGGCCCAGCTCTATCAATAGTCAAGCGCGCTGGAGATATACGAAACTCTATAACTCTTGGTTATGGGACTGGCAGCGCCAAGGTAACAGATGAGGATGCTGATTCAATAAGTGCTTACGGCCAACTGGCTACCACAATATCTACGACTCTTAGGCATAAACACGACGCGGAAGCCCAAGCAGCCTTCTATTTAGCTTTGCGAGCCAATCCCGAATTTTCTTTGCAACAGATAACCTTTCCAGTAGGCAGCTCTGAAATAGACAATTCTGACCGCGATAACCTTTTGAATGTTTTTATGGGTATGGCTTTAAATATTACCAACTTGCCGAGCAATATGGTCAATGGTGAATTTCTTGGCTTTGTAGAGGGTTGGACTTGGTCAGCAGGTTTAAATCGCTTGGATTTGACTATGAATCTATCAGCCCTTCAATTCTCTCTACAGGCTTTCCGCTGGAATTCAGTGCCCGACACAGAATTTTGGAATACCCTAAGTCCAACCTTGGACTGGGCTAACGCTACAATAGTAGGCTAAAGGAGAACTATGGCAACGACAACGATTTTTGGTATTGACATCCCAGATGATACTGATTTGGTGAAAGATGGAGCTGCTGCTATTCGCACAGTCGGAAATGGCTTTGATGCGGCAGTAGGTCAATTGACATTAAATGCGCAGACCGCTACTTATACAGCAGTTTTAACAGACAACCGCAACAAGCTAGTAACTATGTCAGTTGCTGGCGCTAATGATTTTACAATCCCAACCAACGCATCAGTTGCTTTTCCAATTGGATCAGTAATCAATGTCATTCAAATCGGTGCAGGTCAAACAACAATTAAGGCAGTTACTCCAGGCACAACTACAATTTCATCAACTGGAGCAAGTGCAGTAGCTCCTAAATTAAGGGCTCAGTTCTCAGCTGCTTCCTGCATCAAGGTCGCTACTGACACTTGGTATGTAATTGGGGATATTGCGTAATGCCATTACTCGGGATTATTGCCGCACAAAATTATCCAAGAGGCATTAGCGTTGACTACCTTGTTGTTGCTGGCGGTGGCGCAGGTGGTTCACAGTCTGCTCCAGGAGGTGGCGGTGCAGGTGGCTTGCGTTGCACAGTTACAGCAACAGGCGGCGGTGGAGCGCTTGAAACTCCTTTGCTCTTACAACCAGCAACTAATTACACAGTTACAGTTGGCGCTGGAGGCACAGGCGCTTTTGCTACTCCTGGAACGAATGGTAGCAATTCAGTATTTTCAACGATTACTTCTACTGGCGGTGGGGGCGGTGGTGGATCTGGAAGTCTAAATGGAGGAAACGGCGGTTCAGGTGGTGGTGGTGCTGCCGCTAATCCTGCTTCAACAGGAGGAACTAGACAAACAGGACAAGGATTTGCAGGTGGAACAGGATTTACTGACACAACTACAACCTCTCGCGGAGGCGGTGGAGGTGGTGCAGGGGCAGTTGGAACCGATGGAACAGTTACAGGTGGTTCAGGAAGCGGTGTAAATGGTAATGGTGGAGATGGTGTAGCAAGCAGTATCTCAGGTTCCTCAGTTACCTACGCTGGTGGTGGTGGTGGTGGAAGCAATAATTTTGGTGGAGGAACTGCTGGCTCTGGTGGAGGAACTGCTGGAAAAGGTGATGGAACTGCATCAACAGCCGCAACTGCAAATACTGGTGGTGGTTCAGGTGCCGCAACAGGAGCAACCCCTGGCAACGGCGGTTCAGGTGTAGTTATTTTGCGCTATCCAGATAGTAGAACAATTACAATAGGCGCAGGTCTTACAGGATCAGAAAGCGCAGCAAGTGGTGGATTTAAGAGAGCTACTATTACTGCTGGCACAGGAAATGTGAGTTGGGCATAATGGCACATTACGCATTTTTAGATGAAAACAATGTAGTAACCGAAGTTATTACAGGCATTGATGAAACTGAACTTATAGAAGGTTTAGACACCGAAACTTGGTATGGTAATTTTAGAGGCCAAGTATGCAAGCGCACTTCTTACAATAACAATATACGCAAAAACTATGCAGGCATAGGTTATACCTATGATTCTGTAAGAGATGCGTTTATTGCCCCAAAGCCAGATAATGCTATTGGCTTTGATGAAGATACCTGCCGATGGATAATTCCACCAATAGAAGATTAAGCACAATCCCTCAAGATAATGACGAGACTATGTGCAGCTGGTGTCCAATTACGGGAGCAGATTGATGACGATTATCCTGATCGCGATAGGAAGTCTGACGGCTGGATTGCTGATGCTCGTCACCTTGCTAAAGGCAGTTCTGACCATATACCAGTCAATGGAATCGTTAGAGCTATAGATATTGATTCTGATTTATCGGCACATAAAGAAGAAGCTTATGCGTTGGTTGAGAAGATTCGTAAGTGCGCCAAGAGTGGCGATAAGCGCATCAAATATATTATCTACGATGGCAAGATTATGAGCCCAATACTGGGTTGGAAGCGCCGTAAATACTCAGGCCCTAATCCGCATCGTAGTCACTTCCATATATCATTTACTAGCTTGGGAGACACAGATGGCAAATGGTTTAACCTTGAAGGAGAATCTAATGAGCGACCTAAAGAAGATGGCCGAAAGCTGGGCAAAGACAT